TAATTATGAACTATGACGCAGTAATTACTGAAAAGGGTAAATTCACTCTTAATAAATTTATGGATGGGCACCAATCTACTATGATTGTATGTGATGAGTCTACTAAGATTAAAAACCATAAAGCTAAAAGATTCAGAGCTCTTATGAAAGTAAGGCCAAAAGTCAAAAGAATGGTTGGACTTACTGGAACTCCTGCTTCTAATGGGCTTATGGATTTATGGGCAGAGTTTAGACTTCTAGATATGGGCCAGAGGCTTGGGAGATTTATAGGTAGATACAGGGATGAGTATTTTCTACCCGATAAAAGAAATCAGCAGATTATATTTACCTATAAACCAAAGCCAGGTGCAGAACAAGCAATTTACAGAAAAATATCCGACATAACCATCAGTATGAAAGGTACCGATTATCTTGAACTTCCAGAACTCACTTTAAACGAAGTTGAGGTTAAATTAGCTGATAAAGATATAGAAAGCTTGGATGAAATGAAGAAAGATTTAATTGCCACTATAGGTAAAGAAGAAATAACCGCAGCTAATGCTGCTGCCCTCTCTGGCAAACTTCTTCAAATGGCAAATGGAGCTGTTTATGGAGATGAGAAAAGTGTAATCCATATCCATGACAAAAAGCTAGATGCCTTGGAAGATTTAATAGAGGCTGCCAATGGTAAACCTGTTCTTATAGCCTACTGGTTTAACCATGACTACCAAAGAATTATTAATCGCTTCGATGTTAGAGAAATTAAAACATCTGATGATATTAAGGCCTGGAACATGGGACAAATTTCAATTGCTATTATCCACCCTGCTTCCGCTGGACATGGACTCAATTTACAGGCTGGTGGCTCCACCCTCATCTGGTTTAGCCTTACTTGGTCCTTAGAACTTTACCAACAAACCAATGCCAGGCTTTGGAGACAAGGACAAGAAAATCCTGTTATTATCCACCACCTTATAGCAAAGGACACTATTGATAAAAGAGTTATGCAGGCCCTTAAAAATAAAGACACAACACAGACAGCTTTAATTAATGCAGTTAAAGCGGATTTAAATAAAGGAGGAAATTTCTAATGAATAATACTTGTTTTGCATATAAGAAAAACAAATGTAATATTTTAACCCTTAAAGGATGCCAGGGATATAACCAGTGTCCTTTCTACAAGACCCAAGAAGAATGTCATGAAAGCTTAAGAAAAAGCCATGAGAGACTGAGCTCTTTAGATAAATTTAAACAGCAGACCATAGCTGACCAATACTACAAGGGCACTTATCCATGGCTAAAGGAGGAAAGGTAAATGAAAGTTAAAAATTTTCTTAACCAGGCCTTTAGGTTGGATCAGAGAATAGATAATAAGTTAGAGCAATTAGACTCTTTAAATGCCCTGGCTACCAAGGCCACCTCTACCCTTTCCCATATGCCTAAGAATCCTAATAAGGCTGTCTCTTCTATGGAGAATACAATTTGTAAGATTGTAGACCTTCAAAATGAAATAAATAAAGATATAGATAAGCTGGTAGACCTAAAGATAGAAATCATTGAAAGTATAAAAACTGTCGAGGATAGAGAGTATAAAACTTTACTTGAGAAAAGATACCTCTGCTTTGAAACCTGGGAACAGATAGCTGTTGATATGAATTATAGTCTTCGCTGGGTTCATACCATTCATGGCAGGGCTTTAAAAGAAATTGAGAGAATTAAAAAGAGTGCACACTAAATCACTATTGTTCCTAAAATTATTATGATACTATTATAATTAGGAATTTATATTTAAAACCTTCACGGGAAATCTGTGGAGGTTTTTTCATTTCTCAGGAGGTGATTGAATGCCAAGGAAGCCTAAGAAGCCCTGTTCCTCTCCAGGCTGTCCAGAACTAACTGATGGAGACTACTGCAGCAAACACAAGACCCAGGCCAATAAGAACTACAACAGGTACCAAAGAGACCCAGAGTCTAATAAAAGATACGGAAGATCTTGGAAGAGGACCAGGGACCGCTACATTAAACTCCAGCCCTTTTGTGAAGTGTGTGAGAAAGACGGAATCCTGACCAGGGCTCAAGAAGTCCATCATATCCTTCCCCTATCCATGGGTGGTAGTCATAGGACAGATAATCTAATGTCTGTTTGCAGGTCCTGCCACAACAAGCTTCATATTGAGTTAGGTGACCGCTAGGGGGTATTAAATCTCTACAAGTAAAGGATCTGGACAGCGGCGGGGAGTCCCGTGTGAAAAAATGCAGTTTCAAAGGGGGTAATAGGGCAATGCAAAAGTGAGGTGTTTTAATATATGGCAAAAGACGGTACTAATAGGGGCGGTGCCCGTATAGGGGCAGGAGCAAAAAAGAAACCATTAGCGGATAAAATAGCCGAAGGAAACCCTGGTGGTAGGACTCTTACAGTTATGGAATTTAATAATGCTGCAGACCTAGAAGGCGAAGAAATGCCAGAACCAAATAAGATGCTAGAGGCTGTTCAAAAGGATGGTAGGGTTTTAGTAGCTGGTGAAGTTTACAGAGATACCTGGAAATGGCTGAATGATAGGGGTTGTTCTTCCCTAGTTTCTCCACAACTTTTAGAAAGATATGCTATGAGTGTAGCTAGATGGATTCAGTGTGAAGAAGCTGTAACTGAGTTTGGTTTTCTTGCAAAGCACCCTACTACAGGAAATGCTATGCAGAGTCCCTATGTCGCTATGGGGCAAAATTATATGACCCAAACCAATAGATTATGGGTGGAAATATTTCAAATTGTTAAAGAAAACTCTGCAGCTGAATATAGTGGTTCTAACCCTCAAGATAATGTGATGGAAAGACTTCTTACTGCAAGAAATAATAAATAATTGGAGGTAGAAATGAAAAAATTACTAACTGCTGAAAGTGTATGTATTGGTCACCCTGATAAATTATGTGATTTAATTGCTGATAATATTTTAGATGCTGCTTTTAGAAAAGATAAATCTTCTAGAGTTGCCTGTGAAGTAATGGCAACTAAAGGTAAAATTATCGTAGCGGGCGAAATCACCTGTAGCGAAAAACTGGATATTAAATACATTGTAAAAAGTACATTAAAAGAAGTCGGATATAATCCTAGAAACTTCTCAATTTACGTATTTTTAAATACTCAATCTTCAGATATTGCATCCGGTGTGGATAGTTCCCTTGAAATAAGAAATGGAGAAAATGATCCCTACAACTTAATTGGTGCAGGCGACCAAGGCACTATGTATGGCTATGCTACAAATGAAACTAAGGAGATGCTTCCTCTCCCCCTTCTTCTATCTCATAGAATTGTAAAAAGACTTGATAAGGCAAGAAAGGATAAATTAATAAAAGGAATCTTTCCTGATGGCAAGGCACAGGTTACTATTGAGTATGATGGCGGAAAACCTAGAAGGGTAAAAACAATTCTTATATCTATCCACCACCATAGGGATAAGGATTATGGGGAATTGAAAAGAGAAATTCTAAACAACATCCTCTACCCTGCTTTTGAAGATTTTCCTTTTGATGGAGATACAGAAATTCTTATAAATCCTTCTGGCAGATTTGTTATTGGTGGGCCTACTGCTGATACGGGTTTAACAGGAAGAAAGCTAATGGTTGATACCTACGGAGGACTTACTTCCCATGGTGGCGGTGCTCTCTCTGGAAAAGACCCAACTAAGGTTGATAGGAGTGGAGCCTATATGGCCAGGTATATAGCTAAACATATAATATGGAGCGATTTTGCAGATAAATGTGAAGTCGCTCTTTCTTATGCCATTGGTAAGGCAAATCCTGTAGCCTTTTCTATTAATACATTTGGAACAGGTAAAGTTTCAGATGAAGTATTAACTATGGCTTGTAAAGATGTATTTAATTTAAAGCCTGCTGCTATTATAGAAAACCTAAGACTTAGGGATGTACATTATTCTGATACTGCAACCTATGGACACTTTAACTCCCCCCTTCTTCCTTGGGAGAATGTAGATAAATATAGTGAATTTAAAAAGGCGGTGGAAAAATATGCAGATAGAGAAAATTAAAATAGATAAATTAAACCCTGCTCCCTATAATCCAAGAAAAGATCTAAAACCTGGAGATCCTGAGTATGAAAAGCTAAAAAACTCTATTCTAACCTTTGGCTATGTTGAGCCTGTTCTTTGGAATAAAAGGACAGGTCATATTATTGGTGGCCATCAAAGATACAAGGTTTTAGTAGAAATGGGCAAAAGTGAATTTGACTGTGTAGTAGTGGATATGGATGAAGAAAATGAGAAGGCTTTAAATGTTGCCCTTAACAAAGTCAGCGGTGATTGGGATAAAGATAAATTAATGCTCTTAATTGAAGATTTACAAGGTGTAGACTTTAATATCTCTCTTACTGGTTTTGACCCTGCTGAAATTGATAACCTTTTTAAAGACTCTTTAAAGGATAGTATTAAAGAAGATGATTTTGATGTTGAAGAAGAATTAAAGAAACCCACCTTGTCGAAACTTGGAGATTTATGGCTGTTAGGTAGGCATAGGCTTTTATGTGGTGATTCAACCAAGAAAGAATCCTATGAAATACTAATGGATGGAAAGCTTGCTAACTTAACAGTAACAGATCCACCCTATAATGTTAACTATGAAGGAACTGCTGGAAAGATTAAAAATGATAATATGGAAAACCAAGCCTTCTACGACTTCCTCCTTTCTTCTTTTCAAGGAATGGAAACTGCTATGGCTAAAGATGGATCTATCTATGTCTTCCATGCTGATACTGAAGGACTTAATTTTAGGAAGGCTTTCTCTGAAGCAGGTTTTTATTTATCTGGAACTTGTATCTGGAAAAAAGGATCCCTTGTTTTAGGACGGTCTCCTTACCAGTGGCAACATGAGCCTGTTCTCTTTGGCTGGAAAAAGAAAGGTAAACACAACTGGTATTCCGACAGAAAGCAAACAACTATATGGGAATTTGAAAAGCCTAAGAAAAACAAGGATCACCCAACAATGAAACCAGTAGCACTTGTAGCATATCCTATTTTAAATTCAAGTTTAACTAATTCTATTATACTTGATCCATTTGGCGGCTCGGGTTCTACACTTATTGCCTGCGAGCAAACAGGTAGAATATGCAACACCATAGAATTAGATGAAAAATATACAGACGTAATTGTAAAAAGATATATTGAACAAGTTGGTAGTTCCGATAGTGTGTTTCTTCTACGGGATGGTGTCGAATATAGATATAAAGATGTCGAAGGTATTTCAAATGAATAATAATAAAGAATTAACCTTTATAGACTTCTTTGCAGGTGTTGGTGGGTTTAGATTAGGCTTTGAACAAGCAGGTTTTAAATGTATAGGTTTTTGTGAGAATGATAAATATGCTGTTAAATCTTATAGAGCCATATTTAATACTGAGGAGGAATGGTATAGAGATGACATTAATACAATCAAATCTGAAGACATCCCCTACACAGATATTTGGTGTGGAGGAACACCTTGCCAGGATGTTTCAATTGCAGGAGCAAGAAAAGGATTATCAGGAGACCGAAGTGGTCTCTTTTTTAAACTCATTGAACTCCTCAAGGACAAAGATGAAAAAGATAAACCCACATACCTTGTCCTTGAAAATGTTAAAGGACTTTTATCTAGCCATAGAGGATTCGACTTTACAGAGTATCTCCATCAAATATCCCAAGCTGGGTATGATGGACTCTGGCAGGTGCTTAACTCTAAAGACTTCGGAGTACCCCAAAATAGAGAGAGAGTATTCTTTATTGGATATCTTAGAAGTCGAGGTAGACGAAAAATACTACCTATCACAGGAGAAAACCAATCAGCTATTAAGCAAGTTGTAGGTGGATGTCAAGGAAATAGAATACTTGATCCTAAAGGAATATCCTGTACCCTTACTGGAAATGGTGGTGGTTGGGGAGGTAAAACTGGCCTTTATTTTATTGATCAATCTTCTAAAAAAACCAAAATTACTAAGAACTCAAGGTGTATAACCTCTAGGTATACTGCAGGAATCGTAAACCGAACAGCTTCTAATAGTGCGGTTTTAGAAAGTCCTACAATCAAGGTTAGAAATGGAACTAAAAAAGGTTATGATGAAGCCAGTCTTGGAGATGGCATAAGTCTAGCCTATCCAAATAGTAAAACAAGAAGAGGCAGAGTTGGAAAAGGTGTAGCACAAACCCTTGATACTTCCTGTATGCAGGGAACTTTAACAGAGAACTATAGGATTAGAAGGCTTACTCCAAGAGAATGTTTTAGGCTTCAAGGTTTCCCAGATGAACTCTTTGATAAGATTAAAGATTTAAACTCTGATTCTCAATTATATAAGCAGGCTGGGAATGCAGTCACTGCAAATGTAGCCTATGAAGTTGCCCTATCCATTAAAAATACAATAAGTGAAGAAAAACCTTAAAATACGTGGCCACAGTTTGCCCACACAGGCTTTATAAAAAAATATAGGTATGAACCCTTGCCCCTATTTTAAATACAACTTGCTATTTCTCCCCTTCTGAGTGATATATGTAGTATCACATTATAGGAGGGATTTTTAATGGATAGAAAGAAATTAGTTAAAATCTTAAGTGACCACTTAGGAGTTAAGGCAAAATACCTGGGTGTTCCAAGTTTTGCCTACCAAATTGGAGATTTTACTATAAGTAGAGATGGAGAGATCCTTAATAAGGCAGGTGATGAAATGAATCTAGATGAAATACTAAGTCCTAGTTCCGAGGAAGAAAGCTTTCATATTGAAGAAACAAATATTGTAATTCCTCTAGAAGGGCATTCTGTTAGTAGCCTAAAAACTTTAATGAATATGATTTTTAGTAAGCAGCATCTTATAAAGAATTCTTTTAACCTTGAAGAAAACCTTATTGAAGAAGAAATAATTGAAAAGTTAAACACCTGCCAGAGCATAGAGGAATTTAGAGGAAATCTTGTATCAGAAAATATTAAAATGGATTATAAAAATATTTCATTTATCCTAACAACTGACCTAGCAAGAACAGCCTCCCTCTTCTTTGAACTATTAAATGAAAAATCAAAGGTCTTGAGGTATGCTTCAGCCAAGCCAAGCATTACAGACAATGAAAAATATGCCTTTAGAACCTGGCTTATAAGGTTAGGCATGGTTGGAAATGAGTACAAGGAAGCTAGAAAAGAGTTATTAGAAAACCTTTCTGGAAACTCTGCCTTTAGAAATGGGCCACCAGCCAATAAGGAGGCTATAAACCAATGAAAGAAATACACCAAGAAAGATTAGAAAAATTAAAAGCAGAATTTCCTAGTGGTACTAGGTTAGCCCTTATAAAAATGGATGACCCCTACTCTACTTTGAATCCTGGTGATAAGGGAACAGTTGCCTTTATAGATGACTTAGGAACCATCCATGTTAATTGGGATAAGGGCAGCTCTCTTGGCCTTGTCTTTGGTGAAGACAAGTATAGAAAAATTCAAGGTTAAGAATATACTTAAACCCTTGAAAATACTGTGTTTATTTGAAAAATAGTACTTGCTATTAATCCCTTTCTGAGTGATATATGTATGTAACAAAAACACACAGAAAGGTGATGATTGGAATGCTTACAAGGAACTTTGGGATTGAAGTTGAGTTTACAGGAATAACTAGGAAAAAAGCTGCAGAGATAATTGAAGAACACTTAGGGGGAGAACTCCAGGGCCTAAGTGGACTTAACTACCAAGTAGTAGCACCAGACGGAAGGATTTGGGCCATAGTTTATGACGGCAGCCTAAGATGCCAAAGGAAAATAAACGGAAGAAAAACTTCTGCTGGAAGAGAATACAGCGTAGAAATTGTTAGCCCAATTTTGAGCTACGAAAAAGACATAGATAGCTTGCAAGAATTAGTAAGGAAAATAAGAAAGGCTGGAGGCTTTATAAATTCCTCAGCAGGAATCCATATCCACCTAAATGGTGCTGACCATAGCCCGAGAAGCCTTAGAAACTTTATAAATATAATCTACTCAAGGAACGACCTACTTTACAATAGCCTAGAAATAGAACAAGCAAGAATAAGATACTGCAAGGCCCTAGATGAAAATCTAGTGGAAAGAATGACAAAGAAAAGGCCAACCACCTTTAAAGAAATAGAAGACATTTGGTACGAGGGCTACTACCAAGGAAGAAGCAGACACTATCACGATAGCCGCTACCACTTCCTAAACTTACACAGCTTTTTCAACGGGGTAGGAACAGTAGAACTTAGAGGTTTCAACGGAAGCCTTCATGCAGGAAAAATTAGGACCTACATTTTACTAGCCCTAGCCCTGAACAACCAGGCCCTAACCCAAAAATCAGCTTCAACTAAAAAGCCACAAATAGAAAATCCAAAGTTCGCAATGAGGACATGGCTTAACAGGATAGGCTTCATTGGACCAGACTTTAAAAACCCAAGGGAACATTTGGTAAAGCACCTAGAAGGCTCAGCTGCCTGGAGATTTGAAGAAAGAGCCTAAGGGCCACAGAGGGGGAAACCCCTCTTAAGCCAGTAGAAGGGTATAAACCCTCGGAAGGTAAACAAAAAGCCGACACAGGCGAAACTGTGGCGAGAGAAAGGAAGATAAAAATGGATAAAAAGCTTTATGTGGCCTATGGCTCAAACCTTAGCCTACCCCAAATGGCAAGCAGGTGTCCAGGGGCAAGGATTGTAGGGAGAAGCGAACTAAAGGACTATAAACTAATGTTTAGGGGTGGTAATGGCGGTGCAGTTGCTACTGTAGAACCTTCAAAAGGATCTTCAGTCCCAATTTTAATTTGGGAGATTAGCAAAGAGGATGAAAAAGCACTGGACAGGTATGAAGGTTTCCCCTTCCTTTATGGTAAGGAAAATGTGAAGGTGAAGTTAAAGGGTAAAAATATAAAGGCTATGGCTTATATTATGAATGAAGGTAGGTCCCTTGGCCAACCCAGCCTGTACTACTATTCAGTAATTTATGATGGTTATAAGGCACAGAACTTTGATGTAGAAGTTTTAAAAAGAGCCCTAGAAAATTCCATAGAAAGGACTAGGGTGGAAAATGATGATGGAGAAAATTAGAGAGCAAATTCTAGCCATTAGGGATAGTGGTGTTACAAATATGTTCGACCTTAACAGAGTTCAATATGAAGCAAACAAGCTTAATTTCTATGAACTTCTAGTTTTCATAGAAGAAAACAAGGATAAATATGTGAACTTTATAATGACAGGTAAGCTTTAAAAGTATATGTATTTATTTGAAAATACTACTTGCTATTTATCCCCTTCTGAGTGATATATGTATGTAACAAAAATACACCTAAGGGGGAAAAGAAGATGGATAAAAGAACAAAAAGACTAGAAAGTATAATAAGGTATGCAAGGAGATGCAATAGCTTAGAAGCAGCAAGAAGTATAGCAAAAAGATTTATAAAGCCCGCAGTTGTGGTTAAAGGAAATGACGGATATTTCTGGATAGTAACCATGGGAGAAGGCCAGGCTTTGGAAAAAGCAGGATATGAAATAATATGGTAAAAAAATAAAAGCTAAAGAAGCCTTAATGGGCTTCTTTTTACTTATAGAAAGGAGGCAGCGGTATTAGAAAACTTAAAGACTTTAAACCAACCAAATTTATGGCCAAAGATTCAATTTATGATAAAGATGCCGCTGACTATGCGGTTTCTTTTATTCAGGCCCTTACCCACACCAAAGGCAGGTGGGCTGGGAAACATTTTGAACTTATAGATTGGCAAGAGCAGATTATAAGAGATTTATTTGGAACTATTAAGACTAATGGCTACCGTCAGTTCAATACAGCCTATGTAGAAATTCCAAAAAAAATGGGAAAGTCTGAATTAGCTGCCGCTATTGCCCTCCTTCTCACTTGTGGTGATGGCGAAGAAAGAGCAGAAGTTTATGGCTGTGCTGCAGATAGGAATCAAGCATCTATAGTTTTTAATGTTGCAGCTGATATGGTCAGAATGTGTCCTCCACTTGCTAAAAGAGTGAAAA